GCTTCTTATGGGACGTTCAGTACTGGTATCAATATTCGTAATTTACACAATATTGTTTTTAGTAGCCCTAGTAAAAGTAGGATAAGAAACTTACAATCTATAGGAAGAGGATTAAGATTAAAAGATAATAAATCACACGCTACATTATACGATATAGCTGATGACCTTTCCTACGGCGAAAAAGAAAACTATACCCTACAACACTTTAGAGAACGTATAAATATATACAATAGTGAAGATTTTGACTATCAAATTCACAATATAGAATTGGAGAGAAATGGCAAAAGAAGTAGCTAATATAAGAATCTTTAAACTTATAAATGGTGATGATGTGGTTGCACACTTACCACAAGGAGAAAAACAACTTCCAGAGAAATCTCCATTAGTAAGAATCAGTAAACCTTTACAAATTAAATACATTCCACAGATGACCTCTATGGGAATAAGAGATTATATAGCCCTTATAAAGTGGGTAAATTATACGCCAGATAAAGTTGTTAATATTCCAAAAGATAAGATTATGACTATAACGTTGGCGTCTGAGGATATGGTATCAAGTTATATGAATCTTGCAAAAGATTATGATAAATTAGACCAACCTAAAAAGGCGTCTAAATCTATCTTTAAACAAGAAAAAATATCAGAAGAAGATAATGAGATTTTAAATGAAATATTTAAAGAGTTAGATGGTGGAAAGAAAAGAACGATTCACTAGTATATAGCTAGCTTCTCAACGGACTACATAGTCCATTATATACATTTTTTAAGGATTGTCAATAGTGATTGAAAATAAAAAACGTCCCCAAGCACACATAGCCAAACAATGGCAAATTGGTGAAATCATCAAAGTAAAAAATCTATCTAAAGCGCTTAAACGTTTACTATGGCCTACCATTGACAAACGGAAGAAAATAAAGTAATATGTATTAATTATGACAAAATCAATTAGAATCAAAAAAAGACCAGAGCATTATGTAAACAACAAAGAGTTTTTGTTGGCTATGATTGCTTATAAGAAATCTGTCAATAAAGCAAAAAGATTAAAAGAAAATAAACCACCTGTGCCTGATTATATAGGCGAGTGTTTTTTAAAGATAGCAAACCATTTATCATTTAGACCAAACTTTATAAACTATACCTATCGTGATGATATGATATCCGATGGAATTGAAAACTGTTTGCAATATCTTGACAATTTTAATCCTAAAACATCTAATAATCCATTTGCGTATTTCACTCAAATTATCTATTACGCTTTCGTAAGGAGAATACAAAAAGAAAAGAAACAAACAACAATTAAACATAGAATGATAAAGGAAGCAAACTATGATGATATGACGTTGCAACCTGGAGAAGATAGAGAGTTTAAAAATCAATTTACAGAATTCTTACAAAAGAACTTACCACAAGAAGAAGAAAAGAAACCAGTTAAGAAAAAGAAAAAGGTTAAACGAAAATGACAGAGCAAGAAGAAAAACAAAAAGCTTTAGATGGTGAAAAAGGAATAGTAAATACTACTACTCACGAACACGATAAAACTTATGAGAACGAAGGTAAAAGAGATTATAGTCCTATGGTTCAAATTTCAGTAAAAGAATATGATAAGTTAAAAGAACAACAACATTATATTACTGACCCTAGTTTAATTTCGGTTATAGATAAGCTTGAGGAATTAGTAAGAGCTTTAAGAAAACATATTGTTAGGAAGTTTTAGTGAAAATAGCGTTATTAAACGATACCCATTTTGGTTGTCGGAACGATAGTCCAGCATTTGCTGAATATCAACAACGTTTTTATGACGAATTGTTTTTTCCTTATTTGAAAGAACATAATATTAAAACGTTAATACATTTAGGTGATGTAGTTGATAGACGTAAATTTATAAACTTTAAAACGGCGAACTTTTTTCGTCAAAAGTTTATGAAAAGACTTTGGGAAGAAAAGATTGATACACATATTATATTAGGTAATCACGATACTTATTATAAGAATACAAACGAAGTAAATGCTATAAATGAATTGTGTACTACTTATGATGGTTTAAATGAACCTTGGATATATACAGGTCCAAAAACAGTTAATTTAGATGGTTTAGATATTTTATTTTTACCTTGGATTTGTGACCAGAATTATGAGGAATCTATGTATGAAATTGAAAATACAAATGCTGAAATATGTATGGGTCATTTAGAAATAAAAGGATTTGAAATGCATAGAGGATTTATGAACGAACAAGGTTTAGATAAAACAACGTTTCATAGATTTGAAAAAGTTATGTCTGGACACTTTCATAAGAAATCAGATGACGGTCAAATATATTATTTAGGTACGCAATATGAAATAGTATGGAGTGATTATAAAGATCCAAAAGGATTCCATATCTTTGATACAGACACTAGAGAGTTAACTAGAGTATCTAATCCTTTGAGGATTTTTAGAAAAATATATTACAATGATATGATGGAAGATTATGATAAAGTTGATATATCAAGATTTGATAAAAGTTTTATTAAGTTGTTTATAACAAATAAAACAGATGAAGATATGTTTAATAGATTTGTACAAAGAATATATGATACATTAACAGTATATCAATTAGATATATTTGAAGATACGCAAGACGTTAATACAAGTGTACCCGAAATAGAACAAGGAGAAGATACTACAACTTTCCTAAATAATTATATAGACCATATAGAAACAGATTTAGATAAGAATAAGATTAAAGAAAAAGTTAAAGAACTATATCAGGAGGCAAGTGAATAATGATACCAAGTAAAGTAGATATATTAGGCAATTTAAATTTTGGTCCTTTTGTTGCTCATTATAAAATACACGATACACTATTAGAAGGACTTATAGAAAGAGGTAAAAATGCTATACCAGGCTCAAGAAATAAAAGCTTAGCAGGTATATTAGGAGACCAAAGAGGATATTCAAACGAAGATAAAGAATGGTTTGTAAAACAATGGCAACCTTATGTAGACTCATATGCTGAAGGTGCTTTAAGTTATATAGGTTCCAAATTTGATAATAAAATGCATTCCAAATCTTTTCAATTAATTGACTTATGGATTAATTATATGAAAGAGAACGAATATAATCCACAACACAATCATAATGGACAATTATCTTGGGTTATATATTTACAAACACCAAATTTAGATGAAGAGAAAAAAGCATTTGAAGGAACAGGTTTAGGACCTGGAGTTATAGGATTTCATTATGGTGAATCTATGACACCTCGTTGGGCTGAACACACATACAAATATGAACCACAAGTAGGATTTGGTTTTATATTTCCTGCACAATTAAGACACGAAGTATTTCCATTTAAAACACCAGGAGAAAGAATAAGTGTGTCAGGTAATTTAAATTTTATTAATCCTATGTCATCTTCAACGGTAATGAAAAAAAGTGATACAATTTAATAATATAAAATATCAAAACTTTTTATCTACAGGTAATGTACCTATAGAAGTAGATTTAAGAAAATCACAATTGACATTGATAGTAGGTTCAAATGGATCAGGTAAGTCAACTTTATTAGACGCATTATGTTTTGCCTTATTTAATAAACCATTTAGAATTATAAAGAAAGACCAAATGGTAAATACTATAAATGGAAGTGGTGCATTAGTTGAATTATCTTTTAATGTAGGACCTAAAGCATATAAAATTATAAGAGGTATTAAACCTAATATATTTGAAATCTATTGTGATGGTCAGTTATTAAGTCAAGACGCTAGTAATGTAGATTATCAAAAGTATCTTGAAGCAAATATTATGAGGTGTAATTACAGATCCTTTTGTCAAGTAGTTTTATTAGGGTCTTCATCTTATATGCCATTTATGAAGATGAGAGCAAGTTATAGAAGAGAAGTAGTTGAAGAGATATTAGACATAAGAGCATTTACTAGAATGGACCTTACAATAAGAGCAGAGCAGATAGCACTACAAGGAAAGATAACAGAAGTAAGACATCAATGTGAGTTAATTGAGGCCAAGTATCAGACTGAACAAAAGTACTTGGACACCCTTCTCCATAAGGATATAGACGTCCAAACGCATAAAAATAAGGTATTAGAGAAGAATACTAAAGATAGACTAGAATATGAATTAAAGATTAAACAGATAAACGAAGAGTTAGAACAACGACAAGAACAATATAAAGATAAGGATCCTACTAATACAAAACTAAAAAAATTAGAGAAGATAGAATCAAAGATTGAAAACAATTTAGAAAGACACCAGAAGACATTAAAATTCTTTGAAGAGAATAGTGTATGTCCTACGTGTACACAACCTATTGAACAAGAAGTAAAAGAGAAACATTGTAAAGATGAAAGACATAAAATTGCTGAATTAGAAAAAGGTATGAAAGAGTTGTTAGGAGAGATAACAAAAACAGAAACAAAGATTAGTGAGTATGATAAAGTGTCTGACCATATGTATAGTTTAAGAGTTGATTTATCTAAAGTAGAAACGTCATTAGAAAATCTTAAATCTCATAGTGATACAATAGAAAAAGATTTATCTAATTTAACTAATAAAGAAGAAGATATAGAAAATATAAGAAAAGAATTAGCAGACTTAAAAGAAAATTTAAGAATAAGTAAAATAGAATTAGACAAAATTGTTGAGGATAAAAAATACGCTGATGTGATAAGACAGATATTAAATGATAAAGGTGCTAAGGCACAAATAATTAAAAAGTATATACCTATAATGAACTCTTTAATTAATAAGTATTTACAAGCAATGGATTTTTATGTTTCTTTTCATTTAGATGAAGAGTTTAATGAAACGGTTAAGAGTAGATATAGAGATACATTTAATTATAATAACTTCAGCGAAGGTGAGAAAATGAGAATAGATTTAGCACTATTATTCACGTGGAGAGATATAGCAAGAATGAAAAATAGTACACATACCAACCTTTTAGTGTTAGATGAGATATTTGATTCAAGCCTAGACTTGACAGGAACGGATGATTTCTTTAAAATAGTACAGAAACTATCTAAAGAAAATGTTTTTATTATTTCGCATAAAGGAGATATATTGTTTGATAAATTTACAAATATAATAAAGTACAAAAAGGATCAAAACTTTACGGTACTAGATAGGATATAATGCCAGATAAAAAAATAGATAAAGAAATTCTTAAAGCTTTTCCAGAATTAAAAGACAGAATATTAACTTTGGTTCCACCTAGTGATCCAAGAGTACAATCAGCAGTAGCACCTTTTACAGATGATATGTTAAAAGAACATAAATTTAAAGATAGACAAGAACTATCAGATGTTATGTTTAAAACTATGAGAAGGTTTGGTGGTATAGGATTATCTGCTAATCAAGTAGGATTACCATTTAATATGTTTGTATTAGGCGACCATCCTGAATTAGAAAGTGGTTTAAAAATGGCTTGTTTTAATCCTATGATAGTTAGTACAAGTGAAGAAGAGATATTAATGAAAGAAGGTTGTTTAACATTTCCTTTCTTATTCTTATCAATTAAAAGACCTAGAAAATGTGTTGTAAAATATACAGATGAAAAAGGTGATTTAAAAGAAGGTCAATTAGATGGTATGATTAGTAGAATATTCCAGCACGAAATGGAACATATGTTAGGTATAAACTTTACAGATAAAGTATCAAAATTTAAATTAGATATGGCGAAAAATAAAGCACAAAAGATGTTTAAACAATGGCAAAAAAGAACAGGCAATAAAAGCAAGTGAAAAAGTTAACTAACAAAACAGATACAATGAACGCCTTAGCAGCCTTTGGTGTAGAAACAATTGGTGATGAGAATATAACTAAAAAAGGCAATCTAAAAGGTGTAGTTGATAATGAAGAACAATTACAGAATAATATAGATAGCGTATACAAGTACTGGCAAGATAGAGGTTTTCCATATTATTCTACAGATCCATTATGGAGAAAACAGAAGTTTAGAGAATTAGAAAATACTAATTGGAAAGAATTATTAACGCAAGATAAAGTTATTAAACCTAATCAAACAGGTTTAGCATTAGCGTGGTCATATATGCCACATAGTTTTGGTATCAGATGTGGTAAAATGAGAACTCCTATGGAGATATATGAAAGTGAAGAACACTTTAAAAAAGGTATTAGAAAATTACTTACAGGTAGTTTCTTTGGCAAGTTTCGGTATGAAGATTTAGCACCAGAAAGCGCTAATTTATTTGATAAAAATTTAGGAGCAGATGGCGAATCTAAACATAAATCAGAAAGTATTATGAGATCCTTATTAAGAAGATATACAGGAACTCAATGTGTTTCTAATTTTAGACCTACAGCGGCTGCTGTACTCTATTCACATTTTGCCCACCCAGGTGCTATGGTTTGGGATATGTCAATGGGGTACGGTGGTCGTATTCTCGGTGCTATTATATCAGATATTAATTATATAGGTACTGATCCAGCAGAAAAAACATTTAAAGGTTTAACTGAAATAAAGAAAGACTTTGCTAGACCTAATAGAAACTACTTTTTAAACAAGTGTGGAAGTGAAGTATTTGAACCTAAAGAAAATGCTTTAGATTTTGCATTTACAAGTCCACCTTATTTTAATTGGGAGCAATATGGTGAAGAAGAAGGACAATCATTTAATCAGTTTGATAGTAATGAAGCGTGGAATAATGGTTTTTTAAGAAAGACTATACAAAACGTTTATAAAGGTTTAAAACCAGGTAAGATTATGGGGTTAAATGTAGCAGATATTAAATCACATAAAACCTTTGAAAAAGATACTGTTGAAATCGCAAAGAGTGAAGGCTTTGAACATATAGATACATACAAATTACAACTATCCTCGCAAGAATCTGGTGCAAAATATGAGCCTGTTTTCATATTTAAAAAGTAAAACGCCGAAAAAGTCGCATAAAATCTCACTTATTTAACGCTTGACTTTCCCATAAAAGTATGGTACTGTATACGTACATTATGAGAAAAAACACTAAAATAAATTCCGTAAATTTAGATACGAAATCTCAATTAGCAAAATTAATCGCAACAGAAAATATCATAGTACAACACAACAATGTTAAGACAGCAAGTTTTAACACCGAGACTCGTGTGTTAACTTTACCTATATTTAAAGAACAAAAAGGTGACGTATATGATATGTTAATAGCACACGAATGTGCTCACGCATTATGGACTCCTCAAGATGGATGGAAAAAAATATGTGATGAAGAAGAATTAAGAACATACGTAAATGTATTAGAAGATACTAGAATAGATAGACTTATACAAAAGAAATACCCAGGAGTTGTTAAAAATTATATCAACGGTTTTGATATATTAGAAAAACAAAACTTCTTTGGTATGCACGGAAAAGATTTAAATAAATCTCTTATGTTAATTGATAAGATTAATTTAAGAAGTAAATCAAGTAACCGATTACCGTTCATTTTTTCTCCCGATAATAATAAATGGTTAGACAAGGTTGACTCTCTTAAAACTTTTAAAGATGTAGTTAACCTTGCTAAAGAAATGTTAGATTGGCAGAAAAAACAAGTTGAAGAGTTAAAGAAATTGCCTGACTTTGATATGCATCCTATTATATCTAATTATGATTTATCAGATGAAGATGGAGATAGTGATGACGCTATGGAATTGCCAGATGATATAGATGACAATTCAGATGAACAGGACGAAAAAAATGATAAAAGAGATTCAGAAGATTCAGATGATAAAAAAGATGAAGATAAAAAAGATGATTCTGATACAGGTAAATCTGATACTGATACAGAAGATAAAAAAGATGATACTAAAGATAAAGGAGAAGCAACTCAACACGCTAAAGGTGCTGACGGTGAACCTGTTGTTAAAAAATTAAAAGCAATTACTAACGAAGCATTTGAACAGAAAAAAGAAGAATTGTTAGACCAAAAAACTTCTTATACATATGGTACTTTTCCTGATCCTAATTTAGACTCTTGTTTAACTTCATATAAAGAATGGTTAAATGATTGGAGATTACATATCAATAGACATTTAAAAGATTATCCAGAAGGTACAAAACAATATAGAGAATGGATACTTAATAAATTTAAAAAATTTAGAAGTGAAAATAAGAAAACTGTAATGTATCTTGTTAAAGAGTTTGAAATGAAAAAAGCTGCTACTGCTTATAAGAGAGCTGCTACTAACAAGACTGGAATTATTGATCCTTTAAAATTAAAGAATTACAAATTTAGTGAAGACATATTTAAAAAGATGACTATTATTCCTGATGGAAAAAACCACGGGATGATAATGTTATTAGATTGGTCTGGTTCTATGAGTGATTGTTTACAAAATACTGTGGAACAATTAATTAACTTAATAGACTTTGTTAAAAGAGTTAACATACCTTTTGAGGTATATTTCTTTACTAGTGAAAGAAGACTAGAAGAAAAAGAAAAACATTTTTATAATTATAAAGTTGATGACTTTGCTTTTGATAAATTTAAATTAGTTAATATTGCTAGTCATAGAATGAATAAAAAAGAATTAGAAGAGTCTTTATTACATTTATATCACTCTTCAATGGGATATGATTATAGATATGGATTTAGAAGAAGTGATATAGATTATCCTCAAGGTACTAATTATTATATGCCTGACCAATATCATTTAGGAAATACTCCATTAAACGAAGGTTTATTAGTAGTTAATAAATTAATTCCAATATTCCAAAAGAAATATAAAGTTGAAAAACTTACTTTTATTACTTTAACTGATGGTGGTGCTAACTCTTTCAGACATAATCAAATTAAAGATGTATCTGAATTAACAGATGAATATGAAATTGCTGACCATAAAAAACAAAAAAATAAATTTTACTTAAAAAATATTGGTTATGATGATAAACTAGTTATTAATTATAAGAAAAAAAGATATATCATAAAAGATTGGTATGGAGATAGTATGACCAATACATTATTAGATATGATTAAGTATAATCACAATGCTACAGTTGTTGGTTTCTATGTTATTAAAAGATTAAGAAGATGGGATATGGACAGATATGTTGGAGATTATAAAGATTGGGCTGATAAAGAAAAAAAAGTATCAGCATTAAGAAAAGAATTTACTAAAAATAAATCTGCTTTAATTGATAAGACTGGTTATGACAAGTATTTCTTATTAGATGGAAAATCTATGAACGTTCAGAATTTTAATTTAAATGACGCTGCTGTTAAGAAAGGAACTAAAGGAGAGTTAAAGAGAATCTTCGGTAAGAGTATGAAGAATCGATTAGTTTCCAGAGTAGTTTTAAATAAGTTTATACAGGAGGTCGCTTAAAGTGTTGATATACAACGTTTTAAAACCCTTGACTTTGACCCTAAAGTATGGTACTGTATTAGTATATAATGAATTATTTAATATGAAAAAGGAGGATACACTATGTTAAATGATAAACAAAAAGTCTTTGTTGATATTCTTAAAAAAGAATATCCTGACGCTATGGAAGTCAGAAGAGGAGACTTACTTAAAATCCATAAAAAACATAAATTACCATTTCCTTATTGGTTAGTTAATGACGACCAATATAAAGTTGGTAAAGGTATGTTTAAAGTACCAGTTGACGGTTCTACTAATGACGCCGTTGCTGATGAACCTAAATCAGAAACCAAATCAGAAGCTGCTTATATAGTATCTTCTCTTACTGGTAATATAGTTCCTAAAAAAGATTCAGTTTTCGTTTCTTTTGGTAACTATCCTGATTTAAAATCTATAATGAAATCTAGGATGTTTTATCCTGTTTTTATTACAGGACTTTCTGGTAACGGTAAGACAATGGGAGTAACCCAGGCTGCTGCCGAAAACAAAAGAGAGTTAATTAGAGTTAACATCACAATTGAAACCGATGAGGACGACTTGCTTGGTGGTTATAGACTTAAAGACGGTCAAACTGTATGGCAAAATGGTCCTGTTATTGAGGCAATGGAAAGAGGCGCTGTTCTTTTACTTGATGAGATAGACCTTGCAAGTAATAAGATAATGTGTTTACAACCAATCCTTGAAGGTTCTGGTATCTTTGTTAAAAAGATTAATAAGTTTGTTAAACCTGCTCCAGGATTTAACGTTATTGCTACTGCCAATACTAAAGGTCAAGGTAGTGATGATGGTAAGTTTATTGGAACTAACGTACTTAACGAAGCGTTTTTGGAAAGATTTCCAATTACCTTTGAACAGAAATATCCAAGTGTTAAGATTGAGGAAAAAATCTTAAATAAAACTTTAGAAAAAGCTGGAAAAAAAGATTCCAAGTTTTGTAATAAGTTGGTAACTTGGGCAGATGTTATCAGAAAAACTTACTTTGACGGTGGAGTTGATGAGATTATATCAACTAGAAGACTTGTCCATATTGTACAAGCATATGCCATCTTTAAAGATAAGATGAAATCTATTGAAGTATGTACTAATAGATTTGACGCTGATACAAAGAATTCCTTTGTTGAACTTTATACTAAAGTTGACGCTGGGGCAACAGCAGAATCAATTGCTGAAGACCAGAGAAAAGCTGAAGTAGAAGCTCAAGTTAAGGAAGACAATGATAGTGAGTCAGATGAAGAGGCAGACGCTGATAAAATCTAAAACCTATCAATCATAGTGTAAGTCCTGAAGGCGGAGGTAGTGCTCCGCCTTCTTTGTACACTAAATAGAGATTAGAATTATGAATATATTTTATTTAGATAAAGATGTAAACAAGTGTGCTCAATATCACAATGATAAGCATTGTGTTAAAATGATATTAGAGTATGCTCAGTTATTATGTACAGCTCATTGGGAACTTGATGTATCAAACCAAGTAATGAATAATCCTATGGGTCTATATAAACCAACACATAAAAATCATCCTAGTGCTGTATGGGTAAGACAATCAAAAAAGAATTATGAATATTTGTATAGTTTATTCAATGCATTATGCCAAGAATATTCTTACAGATATGGCAAGATACATTTAACATATTCAAAACTACATAATGTTTTAGCAACACCACCTCAAAACATTCCAGATAAAGAATTTACACAACCAACACCTGCAATGCCAGATGACGTTAAAGATAATGATAGTATAAATGCATATAGAAATTATTATAACAAATATAAACAACATCTAGCAAAGTGGACAAATAGAGAGGTACCTGAATGGATCAAAATGAACGTGATGAGTTAATGAAAAAATTCCTTGAAAAAGGAGGTAAGGTACAAAAATGTGAACCAGGTTATCCTACTAATGTAGGTTCTTTAGATAAGAGTAAGAAACCACAATGGACAAAAGAAGATATTAAAAAAGGTAGAACTGGATCAGCACCTATGCCAGATTTAACTACATATAAACCAGGGTCGTATCACGACCTAGAATACGAAGATAAAATTCCAGTATGGGAACCAACTAAAAAAGATGATTGAAGATTTTAAAGAACACGCTGATAAAGAACAACAAGATTTGGAAGAGTCTATGAAAGAATCTTTTAGACAACGTGATGAAAGAAAGAAACGTGAGAGATTAGCAAACCAAAGAGTAGCAGGAAGTGTTAACTTTCAAGAAGAAGGAGAATTTATATTTTGCTCCAATTGTGGAGATAGTACCGTACATAAACCAAGATTTGGTGCGTGTGTGAAATGCGGATTAGAAGAATACAATGATAGGAAGGAGGGATTGAATTGAGTATTACTGTAGAAGTAAGAGGTGGTAATCTTGAAAAAGCTATGCGTGTGCTTAAAAAGAAAGTACTTAAAGCAGGTATTTTAAGAGAGTATAGAGATAAACAATATTACAGAAAGCCATCTGAAATAAAACGTGAGAAGAAAAAACAAGGAATTAAAAACTACAAGAAAAAGCAGAAGCTTTTAGAGAGTAGATTATAGAATTTCCAGCGCCTGTGCTTTGATAAACATAAATATATTATACCAGGCAATTCATAAGTCCTGGGGCGTGGAATGGCTTGAATATTTGTGCCGTGTTGTCGCAACAAAAACAAATACCAGGGTTAGGGAGATCCCAGGACTGGAGTCCATAAAATCTCCCATTGAATTCGGAGCGGTAGCCTTAACCGAGTAGATGTTTTGGGTGTTCAACTTAAAAAAAATACCCACGCTACTTGTAATATAGAAATTAGTACATATATAAGTAGTAGTGAGTTGCCTTAATGGGACTCATATAATAAAAATAACTTTGCTTAAAAAAGGAGGTTAATATGACCAATAAAGCATTATCTATTTTTAATCAGTTAAGACCATTATCAGTAGGATTTGATGATGTATTCAATCATTTTGAATCAATGTTTGACCATCAATTTGATACTCTTAATGTGTCTAATTATCCACCATACAATATCGTAAAAGTTGATAAGAATAAATTTGATGTTGAAGTTGCATTAGCAGGATTCAACAAAAAAGATATTAATGTATCAGTTGAAAACGGTATGCTAACTATCGAATCAAAGACGGAAGAGAAGTCTAAAGATGATAAAGATGGTGAGGTAATACATAAAGGTATCTCAAAGAGATACTTTAAAAGGTCTTTTACAATCGCTGATGACGTTGAAGTTAAAGGTGCTGAGTTAAAAGATGGTTTATTAAGAGTTTCTATGGAGAAGATTATTCCAGAGAGTAAGAAACTTAAAACAATAAACATTAAATAGTAATAGATAGTGGCGAGGATAGCATAAACTATTGACTCGCCACTTATAAATAACTATATGAATAAAATATTAATAGCAATAACAAGTCTGATTCTACTCGCTGGGTGTTCAGTTGCAAATCCTAAAGTATCTTTTGGTAAGAAATGCGTAGATAAAGGTGACCAGGTTCACTATTCTTACGTATGGATATACGATAAAAACGCAGGATTACTAGCAAATGAAAAAACCTGTGATATGATTTCAGACTAGCATTGACAATCCAAATAAAATAATATATATTATTAATCATTATGAATAAATTATACTTTGGTCACGTGCCAAATATTACATTTAAAACAAGAGAAGGTGACGAATTAGTTGACGGCGGTTGTTCTTTTGAAGATGGTAAATGGGTAGATAAAACTACCGATGATTATTTCAAAGGAAAGAAAGTTGTTATATTCGCTTTACCAGGTGCATTTACACCTACTTGTTCAGCAAAACAATTACCAGAATACGAAAAGAGATACCAAGAATTTAAAGATAAAGGTATAGATGAAGTTTATTGTATATCAGTAAACGATACGTATGTTATGAACGCTTGGTTTGCTGACTGGAAAATTAAAAACGTTAAACCTATTGCAGATGGAAACGGACATTTTACTAGACGTTTAGGTATGTTAATTAACAAAACTGATAAAGGTTTTGGTATGAGGTCTTGGAGATATGCTGCTGTAGTTAACGATTTAAAAATTGAACAATGGTTTGAAGAACCAGGAATCAATGATAATGGAAGTGATGATGATCCTTATGGACAATCTTCTCCTTCTAATGTTTTAAATAATATCTAGCATTGACATTTATTACATTTTGTTATATGATTAAATTATGGAGGAATTGATATTATGAATCTATCAACAAGTACCGTTGCAATCTTAAAGAATTTTGCTGAAATTAATAAGAACATTTTAGTAAAACCTGGAAAGCAACTAAAAACTATTTCTACTTTAAAGAATATTCTTGCCGAAGCAGATATAGATAATAAGTTTGAGCAAGAATTTGCGATATATGATTTGCCTGAATTTTTAAGAGCAGTTGAATTGTTTACAAAATCTGATATACAATTTAATGGTTCAAGCAATCTAACTATTAAAAACGCTAACTCTAGGCAATCAGTTAAATACTTCTTTGCAGATAAGTCAGTTATTGTTGCACCTACAAAAGGTATAACAATGCCAGACAAATATGTAACCTTTACATTAAAAAGAAGCCAGTTTGACGATTTACAAAAAGGTATTGTTACCTTAAACTTACCAGACATAGCAGTTAAAGGTGATGGAAAAACTATCACAATGGTTGCTACTGATAAGAAAAATAAATCTTCAAATGATTATTCAGCTGTTGTAGGTGAAACTGATAAAAAATTTGTTGCGTATTTCAAGGCAGAAAACTTGAAAGTAATACCTGACGATTATGACATTGCGTTATCTGAAAAGATGATAAGTCATTTTATCAATAAAAATAAACCTGTCCAATATTGGATTGCTTTAGAGCCTGATAGTGAATTCTAAAAGATATAAACTTGTAGAGAAATATAAGTTAGACACTTGGGCATTTATAGTGTTCATTGTTGTTCTAGCTATTATTTCATTGACAAATAATTAAATTATGGAAATATTATGGCAGAAAATTTGTGGGTTGAAAAATACCGTCCTAGAACTATTAAGGATTGTATTCTTTCAGAAGATTTAAAAGAAACCTTTTCCCAGTTTCTAAAACAAAAAGAAATACCAAACCTATTATTATCTGGTACGCAAGGTACTGGTAAAACAACGGTCGCAAGAGCGCTGTGTGAAGAGATAGGTGCTGATTACATTATCATTAATGGATCAGATGAAGGTAGACAAATAGATACGTTAAGACACAAAGTTAAAAACTTTGCTAGTACTGTATCTCTTACCGAAGAGTCCAATCATAAAGTTGTTATATTAGATGAGGCAGATTATATGAACGCTGAGTCTGTACAACCTGCTTTAAGAAATTTCATAGAAACATTTTATAATAATTGTAGATTCATATTCACTTGTAATTATAAACATAAGATTATTAAACCACTCCAAAGTAGATGTACTGTAATTGATTTTGCAATAACTAATGGTCAAAAGAAAATATCAATGGTTGCCTTTATGAAAAGGTTAGAAACTATATTGAAAGAAGAGAATATTGAATTTGATAAAAAAGTTATTGCAGAATTAATACAAAAATATTATCCAGATTTTAGAAGAACTATTAACGAACTTCAAAGATATTCAGTAAGAGGTAAGATAGATAGTGGAGTATTATTTAATTTATCAGAAGCAACGTATAAAGACTTAATTAAAATTTTAAAAACAAAAGATTTTAATGGAATGAGAAAGTGGGTTATTAATAATTTAGATAAAGAACCTGCTAATCTATTTACAGAAGTATATAAACATTGTTATGAAACTCTACAACCTCAATCTATTCCTCAAGCAGTTTTAGTAATTGCTGGATATCAATATAAATCAGCCTTTGTTGCAGACCAAGAAATCAATATGGTTGCTTGTTTAACTGAAATAATGGCTAATTGTAAATTTAAATAATGCATAGAAAAAATAAAGTCTTTTCAAATACATTACTTCCAATATGTATAAATGAAGGCTGTAATAAAAATGTTCACGTTAGAAAATATAATCAAGATGGTTCAATAGACTGTAGAACTGAATGCTATACTTGTCATAGAGGTGGAAGAAATAGACCAGGAGTTAAACAACATAAAAAAGACTATTGCGAAAATATTGATGAAAGATTAGGTTTTAAATGTGTTGCTGATATAATAAATGGTTGTCAATTAGAAATGGATCATATAGATGGAGATAGATTTAATAATGTTCCTGAAAATGTACAAACATTATGTAAGAATTGCCACGCTATAAAAACAAGAACTAGTGGCGACAATGCTAATAATAGAAATAAAACAACTTTAGAAATGCTTAATGGAAGTTATGTTAGTCCATTAGAAAGTTTTGGAGTATGATAGATAAGAGATTATTATTAGGAAATGCTGGCGAAAAGATAGTTGCTAATTATTTAAATAAACAAAAAATTTTTGTTGAGCATTCTGTTGATCCATACGATAATCAAAAAGATTTAAAAATTAATGGTAAACATCTTGAAGTAAAAACACAGGTTCCATTTATAACTAAAAGATGTTTTACTATAAAAGATAATCACCAGTTAAAAAAATGTCAAAACGCTGACTATTTTGTTTTTGTTCAAGCACCTTGTTCTAAATTAGATGAGGCAGGTATCTATCAAGTTGATAAAGGATTTAAGTTTTATAGATACACAACTAAAAAGGGTCTAAAGATGATACTAATCCCTATGGAGCAACCCGCTATTGAGAAGATGTTTACTATAGAAGGAGAAGACAAAGAAATATTAAGACGTTATGCTACGCCCTTTTAGCTCAATTGGTAGAGCAACTGATTTGTAATCAGTAGGTTATTGGTTCAAGTCCAGTAAAGGGCACCAGAAAGAATATTATGTATGAACTAAAAGATTATTTAAAAGCAATTAATGAAACAAAGAAACCACTATTGGATTCTGCTGATGAAACTTGGGAAAAGAAATATAATCCTTATGTAATAAATCGTTGTATGTCTATGTTCTATGATACTATAATGCATAGCAATGAAATGAACGGACTACACTTCCTATCTAAACGTATGCAATTCCATTATTTAATAAATAGTATCAGAAAGAAAAGGCGATTTGGAGGTAAGTGGTTAACACAAACCAAGTTGAAGAATTTAGAGATTATTAAAAAGTATTATGGTTATAGTAATCAAAAAGCAAAGGAAGCTCTCAACATACTTACAGACGACCAAATTGAAAGTATAAAAACAAAAATGATACAAGGTGGGAGAAAGCTTAAATGAGCGAAGAAAATATTAGTTGGTCGCCTAGTGATATGCTAGAAGTGACCATTAAACAACCTGACGATTTTCTAAAGGTCAGGGAAACATTAACAAGAATTGGTGTAGCAAGTAGAAAAGATAAGACACTTTATCAATCGTGTCATATACTACACAAACAAGGCAAATATTATATTGTACACTTTAAAGAACTATTTGCTTTAGACGGTAAGAAATCAACGTTAACTTTAAACGATATTCAAAGACGAAATACTATAACTTTATTACTACAAGATTGGAATTTAATTGATGTTGTCAAAAAAGAAGCGACAGAAAATAAAGCACCATTAAGTCAGATTAAAGTATTGCCGTTTAAAGAAAAGAAAGAATGGACTTTATCTGCTAAATATAATATAGGTAAGAAAGTTGAAGAGAAAAAAGAAACAACTGAAAAAAAAGATGAGTAAATGCAGATACCTAAATTTAAAGATTACATAACAGAAGCTAAAGGCTCTGGTCCATTTAGAATTATTATTATTTCAGACGAACCTGAAAACGATAAGAACTTCCATACAGCTAAAAATCTATTAAAACAAGCTGAGAAGCTTGGACATAAAGGATACATCTATAGAAACACAGGTGGTTATGTTAATAGAGGAGATGACGGAGAGTTATATTTTCATAACAAAGATGATAAGAAAGGCTTTAGAGCATCCGCAAGAGATACAATTGCTATTATAAGAGGTTCTGTAGTACGTAAAGATAGTTGGATGGACATAGTATCCAGATTAGAAAAGCACGTAGTATGTGTAGTCAATAGTAGACAATGTGTTAGTATATGTGCTGACAAATATAGAACGTCATTAAGACTTTCTGATTATGGAGTTAAGCAACCTAAAACAGTTTTAATAACTGATCCAGAAAAATCAATAGAAGCCTTTGAACAATTAGAAGAAAAGTTTCCAGTTATATTAAAAACATTAAGAGGTTCAAAAGGTGTTGGTGTATTGTTTATTGAATCAGAAAGAGCATTAGATTCTATAGTACAATTACTTAATAAACAAGATGAAGATTCAGATTTATTATTACAACAATATATAAAAACTAAATGGGACGCTAGAGTATTAGTATTACAAGGTAAAATATTTGCGACTATGAAACGTGAAGTTATACCAGGAGATTTTAGAAGTAATGTATCCCAAGGCGCTGAAGTAAAAGAATTAGAACTAACAGATTTAGAAATAGAAGAAAGTTTAAAAGCTGCAAAAGCAGTAGACGGTCAATGGGTTGCAGTAGATTTTATACCAGCAGAAAATAGAAAAAAAGATCCACCTTTTGTTATTGAAGTTAACTCTTCACCAGGTACAGAAGGTATAGAAGAAGCAACAAATAGAAATTTAAGCAAAGAATTAGTACAACATTTTGAAGATAGAGATAACTGGAAAAAAGTTCCTAGTGAGTGTGGTTTCAAAGAAGTTGTTAATATTAAACCATTTGGACGTATAGTTGGTAAGTTTGATACAGGAAACTCTGGTACGTCTGTTATACACGCTGATAAAATGAAAGTTAGTGGTAAGAAATTAACTTGGACACTAGAAGGTAAAACAATTACTAGTGATATTATACGTACACAAAAAATTAAAGTGGGCGGTTTAAGAGATTATGAAGAGGAAAGATATGCAATTAAACTTGATGTAGAGTTTGCTGGTGGTTATTATAAAGATGTAGAGTTTACACTAGACGATAGGGATGAGAAATCAAAAATTTTATTTGATAGAGAAACAATGAATAGATTTAATGTAATGGTTAATCCTAACCGTAAATATGTAATCACAACAAAATATAGTTTAGACGATAAAATAATAGATAAGAATAGTTAATGAGTAGAAATAAAGAAGATATAATTAATGAAATTAAAGTAGTGCTAAAAGAAAAAGTAGCACCATCAGTAGCTGCTCATAATGGATTTATAAATTTTTTAGAGTTTGATGAAGAATTAGGTGTAGTCAAATTAGAAATGGCAGGTTCCTGTAGTGGTTGTGCAATGTCAAAACAGACTTTACATAATGGTGTAGAAGGTATGCTTAAACATTATGTACCAGAAGTCAATGCTATTACTAGTGTTGATGATACATCTTCGGAAGAAAAAGGATATACACCATATTTTCCAGGATAAGTCCTACCATTGACAAATAAACAGAATTGATATATATTATAATCAAGGAGAAATATAATGGCAAGTGAAATATTATTAGTAAGGCTAATGACAGGCGAAGATGTCATTGGTAAAATCACAAAAAACGAAAAGACAATTACAGTAGAGAAAGGATTTGTTATCATACCTACGCAAGCTGCACCAGGTAAACCTGTGCAATTAATGATGACGCCTTATGCACCTTATTCAGAAGGTCAATCTATTGAAATTGAAAGAGCATTTGTAGTTTCGTTTTCTAAACCTAAAAAACAAATACTAGATAACTATAGTCAAAATACTTCAACGATAGTAGCACCAAAAAAACAGCTAATAACTGAAACTGGCCTACCAACGTTGAATAAATGATAACAGTTAACTTTATACGAAACAATAACGAAAAGATACCAGTAGAAATTCCAGAAGGATTTAGTCTGATGGAAGCTGCTAAGAAGGCTAATCTTCCAGAGATACCTGCTGATTGTGGAGGTAATTGTGCCTGTGCTACTTGTCATATCTATGTAGGTAATGCTTGGGCAGATAAATTACCAATACAACCGAACTCAATGGAACAAGAATTAATAGAATATGAAAAAGGTTATAAACCAGAAGTGAGTAGATTAAGTTGTCAGATATATTTAACAAAAGAATTAGATGGATTAACTGTGCATTTGAGGGATTATGAACTTTTATAAAAACGTTACCGAACATAAAGGTAAACTTCTTGTTAGAGGTGTAAGAGATAATAAAGAGTTTAAAGAGAAGATAAATTTTTGTCCTACTTTATATTCTGTATCTCAACAACAAGAAAAATTTAAAAACTTACAAGGTCAATATTTAAAACCTATCACTTTCAATTCTATTGATGGTGCTCGTAGATTTAAACGTGATGTTGCAACAAGAAACTCTCCTATATATGGATTAGAAAGATATCATTATCAATGGATTAGTGAGAACTATAAGAATCAAATTAAATGGTCTAAAGATTTAATTAAAATATTTACACTTGATATAGAGTGTAGTTGTGAAAATGGATTTCCAGATGTAGATAATCCAGTTGAAGAGTTGTTATGTATTACTGTTAAAAATCAATCTAACAAACAGATTATAACTTGGGGTGTTGGTGATTTTAATACAGATAGAAAAGATGTAACCTATATTAAATGTAAGTCTGAACAACATTTAATAATGGAGTTTATGAAATTTTGGTTAAAGAATTATCCAGATGTTATCACAGGTTGGAATACTAAATTTTTTGACTTACCATATTTAATGAATAGAATTAAGATGGTTGCAGGTGAGAAAGTTGCAAGTAGAATGTCTCCTTGGAATCTTGTTCAAGTTGAGCAGATAGTAGTAAGAGGAAGACCAAACACATATTATTCACTACTTGGTATTGCAATGTTAGATTATCTTGATTTATATAAATGGTATATACCAACAAGACAAGAGAGTTATAGATTAGGTTTTATTGGTGAAGTAGAACTAGGACAAACTAAAACAGAAAATCCATATTCAACATTTAAAGATTTCTATACAAAAGATTTTCAAAAATTTGTAGAGTATAATATACAAGACGTTGAAATAGTTGACGCATTAGAAGATAAGTTAGGTCTAATTGATTTGTCTTTGACATTTGCATATGAAACTAAAGTAAACTATAATGATATATTCTCACAGGTAAGAGTTTGGGATACGTTAATCGCAAACTATTTAATGACAAAAAAGATTTGTGTACCACCTAGGGTTGAGCACATAAAGGACACCAAATATGAAGGTGCTTATGTAAAAGAACCAAGGATCGGAATGCAAAAATGGGTGGTGTCTTTTGATATCAACTCACTTTATCCACATATTATTGTACAATATAATATTTCTCCAGAAAAAATACTAGGACTTAATAGCTCTGGTATTTCTGTGAATAAAATGTTGAGTAAAAAGACGCCACTTGATTATCTAAAAACAGAAGGCGCTACCATTACTCCAAATGGCGCAATGTTTAAAACAGATAGTCAAGGATTCTTACCTGAAATGATACAAAAGATTTACAATGAACGTGTTGTATTTAAGAAAAGAATGCTCAAAGCAAAAAAAGAATATCAAAAAACAAAAGAGCCTTCACTTGTAAAAGAAATTGCTAGATGTCATAATATACAATGGGCAAGAAAGATTGCTTTGAATAGTTGTTATGGTGCAATAGGTAATCAATATTTTAGATATTATGATGTAAGACAAGCAAGTGCTGTAACCACAGCAGGACAATTTATTATTAGATTTATAGAGGAGAAAGTAAACGAATATTTAAATCAAGTATTACAAACCAAAGGTGAGATAGATTATATTATTGCGTCTGATACAGATTCAATTTATGTTTCATTAGATAAACTTGTAGAAAAAACTTGTAAAGATAAAACAGATGACCAGATTGCTGACTTTATAGGTAGAGTATGTGATAGTAGATTAGAACCATATATTGAAAAACAATTTACTGAACTTGCTGATTATACTAACGCATTTAAAAACGCAATGGTAATGAAGAGAGAAGTTATTGCTAATAAAGGTATATGGGTTGCGAAAAAAAGATATATGTTAAATGTTATTGATGAAGAAGGTATTAGATTAGCAGAACCTAAATTAAAACTTATGGGTATTGAAGCAGTTAAATCATCTACACCACAAGTATGTCGTGGTAAGATTAAAGAAGCAATTAAAATTATAATGAGTAAACAAGAAAGTGATTTACATAAGTTTATTGCTGATTTTAAAAAAGAATTTATGAGTTTAGATCCAGAAGCAATATCTTTTCCAAGGTCTTGTAATAATATGAGAAAATATGGAAGCTCTAAAGATGTGTTTATAAAAGGATCTCCAATTCACGTTAAAGGTGCGTTGATTTATAATCATCAAATAAAAGAATTTAAATTACAACATAAGTATCCTTATATTCAAGAAGGAGACAAGATTAAGTTTATTAAATTGTTAGAGGCAAATCCATTTAAGTTTGATGTTATTAGTTATATTACAACTTTACCAAAAGAGTTTAACTTAAATGAATATGTTGATTATGAATTACAATTTGAAAAAACATTCCTTGATCCTATGAGATTTATATTAAACTCAATAGGTTGGGAACACGAAAAGAAAGCAAGTCTGGAGGCATTTTTCGGATGAGTTTAGAGAACTATTTTGCTGATAATTTTTATGATATGAAACCATATCTTTCTATTGATAAAGACCAATGGAAATTTATATTAAGCTCATATGAAAAAGAAGATATAATAGATGAACTAGCAAAATGTTTATGGACGTATCCTTGTCCTATACCTAAAATATCAGATGAACAAACACGTGATAGTTTTAATAAATTAAAAGGTGTTAGATATAATGATGTATTAATAGACGGCAAATGGTTTCCTAGAAACGATA